ATCTTTTGTAGAACCGGCTAGAAAAATATACAAACAGTTAACATTGATGGAAGATGCTATGTTAATACACCGTATAATGAGAGCACCAGAAAAGAGAACATTCTATATTAACGTAGGACAAATACCACCTAACGAAGTAGAACAGTTCATGCAGAAGACTATCAACACAATGAAGAAAACACCGTATGTTGACCCAAAAACAGGTGATTACAATCTTCGATTTAATATGATGAATAGTCTAGAAGACTTCTACATTCCAATGCGAGGTGGAGATACACAGACTAAAATAGATACAACTAAAGGACTTGAGTATGACGGTACAAATGACATCGAATACTTGAGAGATAAGATGTTTGCAGCACTTAAGGTACCTAAAGCATACTTCGGGTATGAAGGTGACTTGAGCGGTAAAGCAACTTTAGCAGCAGAAGATATTAGATTTGCAAGAACTGTTGAAAGAATACAAAGAATACTAGAATCAGAGCTAACTAAGATAGCACTAGTACACCTATACACACAAGGGTTTAAAGGAGAGTCTTTAACAAACTTTGAAATAAAATTAACAAACCCTTCAATAATATTTGAACAAGAGAAAGTTGCTCTACTTAAAGAAAAGGTAGATTTAGCAAGTCAAATGTTAGAAACTAAACTTTTCCCAACAGACTATATCTACGACAATATATTTAACCTATCAGAGGATCAGTATATGGAAATGAGAGACCTGGTAGTGGAAGATAAAAAGAGATTATTTAGAACTACACAGATAGAGAACGAAGGAAACGATCCTGCTAAGTCTGGTAAGTCTTACGGTACTCCACACGATTTAGCATCACTATACGGAAGAAGACAGGGTGATAGTAAAGGACAGCCATTCGGGACAGTACCAACAGGATATGAAGATACACCACCGGGAATAGGAAAACTAGGACCTGAAGGAGGTAGGCCTAGAACAAAAGCTTCTCACTATGGAACAAACGATGGACTTGGAGGACGTGATCCATTAGGAGTACATGGAATGAAAGGAGGATTCGATTCTGATAATGAAAACACAAACGAAGGAACCAATACGGTAGACAATACATTAGCTAAAACATTAATGTATCAGAACAGATCTTTATTTGAGGATAAAAAACAAATTATATTCGAAACTAAAGAAAAATCTGAGGAGAAATTACTTGATGAAGATCAAATTAAGGATTTAGATAATTAATAACTATTTATATAGGTAAGCTGTACCAATTGTACAACAAAACAACATAAGAATGCGGATTAAACATAGTAAGTACAAGAACACTGGATTGATATTCGAACTGCTAGTTAAGCAAATAGCTGCTGATACTTTAAGCAAAAAGGAATCTCCCGCAGTGACAATATTGAGAAACAACTTTACTGGAAAATCACCACTAGTAAGGGAATTTAAACTATACAAATTTATCCTTCAAAATAGTAAAAGTGTATCTCAGTCAAGAGCAGAGTCAATTGTATCTTCAATTATAGAAGTTGCAAGGACGATAGATACAAAAGCACTAAAGAAGGATAAGTACGGGCTAATCGCTGAAATAAAAAAACATTACAATTTAGAAGAGTTCTTTTCTATATCAGTTAAAGATTATAAACCATTAGCTGCAATGTATTGTTTGATGGAAGCACATAAGATAACAGATGTAGTAGACCCCAACTGTTTAATAAATAATAAAACAACTATACTTGAACACCTAACTAGTACAGTTCAAGATAAAGAACAAGTAAGAGGGAACCTAATAGAGGAGTATTCAAAGTATGACAAGGACCTTAGGCTACTTACATTAAAAATTCTTTTAGAAAAATTTAATACCAAATACGGAACACTCTTGCCGGAACAGAAAAACATACTTAAAGCATTTATAACTTCTGTAGACTCTTCAGCACGTTTACGTAACATAGTAAATGAAGAATTAAATAAACTTAAGGTAATATTAGAAGGATTAAAAAGGTCTGTAAAAGACGAAATAGTGAGAATAAAACTACAAGAAGTAACTAAAGGAATTGTACCGTTAAAAAATACAAAAAGAGTTACAGATGAAGATCTTGTAAATATTATGCAATATTACGAACTAGCACAGGAACTTAAAGGATTATGAAAATATCCCAATTAAGAGAGGTAATTAAAGAAGTATTGCAAGAATTAAATGAAATGAGCACTACTAACGTTGGCGGAGCAAGTCATGGAGGAGGAAAAGGAGCGCAATATGCAACACCACATGCATTTAGTAAAGGAAGTAAAAAAAATACCGCAACTAAATATGCTGAGAAATTAGGATATAAGGCTGTAAAAAATAAAAAGAGACCATATAACACAAAAATGTTTGACTACTTAGATGAGAACAATACAGGAAAAATATAACGGAACATTAAACGAAACTTTTTCAAAGAAGCAATTCGTAATCGATGCAGTAAGAGAATTACCGCAATTTGTTACTAAATTCAATAGCTATAAGGATACGGTAAGTATACTTAAAAGTAAAGGAGTTATTAGAGAAGCAAAAAAAGAAACCTACGCTAAACCAGCACCAGGGTATTCTATAGAGACTCTAGAAAGAGGAGTAGACTACGAACTCGAATTAGCAGGATTACAATCTCAGGAAACAGTATCAGAAGAAGATTACGAAAAAGCAAAAAAGAAAGTAGAGAAAAATTTAGAAAAGAATGTAAACCACTACTTAGATTTATTAGCAGGTAATAAAAAAAAGAAGGAAGATAGTAACGGATACGTTGAAGTTAAGAAGAATAATAACGTCGATAAGAAAAACGGTATGCAGAAAGTAAAAATAAAGAAAACTGTTAATGAAGGGGCTGTGAAAAGCCTTACACAAGCGTTACTTTCACATGGAAATCAAACAGAGGTAGATTCATACCTAAAGTCTTTATCAATGGATATGAAACTAAATGGTAAAGAGAGGTATAAATCATTTAGAATAGAAGACTACTTAGAAGACTTCAAAGAGTACATACTTAATAAAGGACTTAGCGAAAAAGCAAAAGCAAAAGATCTTAATGGCGATAAAAAAATTGACTCAAAAGATTATATGATCGCTAGAGATAGAGCTATTAAGGGGACAAAGAGTGAAGCAATAGGAGGACCAGAGCATCAAAAACTAGAAGATTTGGGATATAGTGCTGGAGAAAAAGCATTAATGGGTATAGACGATGAAATCTTCAATCATCCGAACTTTGATAGTTTTGTAAGTGGTTTTATGAAAGGGTTTAAAGATAATCTGGAAGCAAGCCAAGACTATGCAGCACATTATGTTAACGAAGGTAGACGTAGAAAAATGAAAGGCGGTAAAGTCGTAACTGAAAATGATTACGAAACCGGAGGATATGTAGAATCAATGGGACCTAGATTAGATAAGGCACTTAGAGCACTTACAATGGTTTGGGATGAATGGAAAAACGGACCAGCTACAGAACCAGGAATGATACCTTTCGCTAAAAAAGACTTACTTAACTATATAGACAATAATATAGTAGTAGAGGAGAATGTAGAAGAAGATTATAAACCTTCACACAGAGCCTACAATGTTGTTGATGGAAAAGGTAATATAGTATATAAAGAACTTCCACGCCACACTGCAATACAGAAAGCATCAGAAAGAGAAGACTATAAATTTACAGCAACAGACCGCTTAGCAGAAGAGACTATAGAAGAACAAGATGTAGTTTCAAACGAACAATTAAAAGAAGCTATGAAAGGAATTATTAATAAAATTCTTTCAGAAGACATCTTAACAGAAGCTGCTACAGGAAACTTATCAAAAAGAGCAACAACCTACGAAGATTTTGAAGGAATGCAAACAGCTGTAAATAGTCTGGAAAATATAGTAACAGATGTAGAGTCATATTACGGTAAAACTAAAGATAAAATACAAAAAGTATACGATAGTTTTAAAGATATAAAGAACGTAGAAGGATTAGCAGTTGGAGCTATGATAGGACCAGCTATAGAAGCAGCTTTTAGAAAAGATTTAATGCCGGTAACAGAAAAAGGATTTACTAAAGGATTGGAAATGCCTAAAGTAAAAATGTTGGAAACAGACGCTATAGCAGAGGAAGAGTTAGATGAGAAAGAAACTGTATTTACACCGGTAACAGAAACAAAAAAATCTAAATATACAAAAAGAAAATAATAAATAAAATTAAATAAAATGGAAAATTTCGATTTAAGAAAATATTTAGCTGAAAACAAATTAACTACTAACAGTAGAGCACTTAATGAGTTTGGCGGTGACAAGAACTTAGATAAGGATGGTAAAAAACGCCCTAATAAATATAAAAATAACAAAGATAAGGTTTCAACTGATAAA